GTTCTAAAATTTGGAAGTAGCCCATGGTGCCAAGGGCAACGATTATTATCAAAGACGCAACCGTCTTCATAGGCATTTGTACTGCTGCCTCTTCTGATATGTTCAATGGTTTCTTACTCATTTTTTGGTTTTGGTTGAGGCAGTATAATGTCTTTTGCCTTTATTTTCAATGGTGTATGATCCACTGGTCTCACACAGAAAGCTAGTATCGATAATAAAACTATTAGTATTGCTGTGAATTTGTAATTCATAACAACCCCCTATCATTACTGCTTCTTTGGTGTAAATAAAGATTTAATTTTTTCCCAAATTCTACAACAAATTCTTTTACATTTATCAATCATGTTTTTTCTCCTCAATTTCATAGAAAAACTTATCAGTGTCCTCAGTTTTCCACTGGCCAGTATCTTCTACGTTCCATTCGTTTGTTTGTACCTTCCAATCAGGAACTTCATCTTTAACTGTAAAAGATGGTATGTTCCAAATTATTCGGTTGTTTGGTTGCGCGGCGTAGTTGCCATCGTCTAATTCCATTATATGGGCACACTTGTGTTCGTGTGGTATTTCTGAATGTTCAGCGTCAAGTATATTACAGTCTGGGTGGGCCCAGTCAATAGTAAATAAATACTTTCCGTGATGCCATTTTTTATCTTTTCCTCTGTATTTTCCGGATGTTCCTTGAATTATATCCCAATTATTAACAGCAGGATAATAACTAAAACAATTCCAAAGCTGAAGCTCATCAAGTCTACGTTTAGGAACGTTCTCAACTTTAAATCCACGTTGAATAAAAGCTGTGATAGGTAATCTGTAAAAGATTGCACCGTTTTCCATAAGCGCGTGAAACAGTATTGCACTGCCCGCGATGGATGTAATACCAAATATAATACAGTCTTCAACTTCTCCATGATGTTTTTTACCATCGTAAAGAAATTCTTTTCTTATTTGAGCATAAGTTGCTGGTATGTTTGCATTTAAATAAGCCATAATTTATCCTCATTTTACATCTCCCCAGTTCTCACCATACTCATAGTCTACTTTGTTTGGTATCTCCAACTCAACTGCGGATTCCATAATTTGTTTTATACGTTTAGCTTTTATATCACTTTCTATAGATATATCCAACTCATCATGCACTTGTATATGTGCAACAATGCCCTCCTTGTATAGTTCCAACATAGATTTTTTTGTCATGTCTGCAGCTGAACCTTGTATTAATTTATTTAATGCTTTGTAAGTATAAGCACGCCTGATGCCTGAACCGTATTCCTGGCGGGCTTGTTCAAAAGGTAAAGCTTTATGGATACCAAATTGATTTGGCTCCCACAAATGAAACCTACATAATCTACCTAACAATGTTCTTATCTGTCCTCTTTGTTGCGCTCTATTTGATACAGAGTTCATTAAAGTTTTAACAAACGGAACACGCTGGTGGTATATTGTAAACAATTCATCTGCAGCATCTTTGGATACACCTAGCTCTGCCTGAAGTTTAGCTTTACCCATACCATAGAATAATCCAAGATTAATTGTTTTAGCTTGTGATCTTGGTATATCGGCCATCTTTGCAACAATAGTATGAAAGTCAGCATCATCTTGTAGATAAGAATCTTTAACACCAAATACACTGGTGTCTTGATCTAGGGATGCATAGTGCACTACAAGTCTTGGTTCTTGTTGACTGTAGTCAAAGCATCCCCACTCGCAACCGGACTCTGGAATAAAGAGGGATCTAATCAATGGACCCAAAGCCTTGTTGCGCGCAGGAATCTGTTGTAGATTTGGATTAGCATAACTAAACCTACCAGTTATGGTTCCACCACTATCTGATCTAATTTGATTTATATCAGCGTGTATTCTACCTTTGTATTCGTGTTTTATTATTGTATCTATGAAAGTAGTATGTGCCTTGTTTATCTCTCTAGCTTTTGCTATACATTTAACTAATGGATGTTCATGAGTTGATAAAAAATTTTTTGTAAAAGATGGAGAGTTTGTTTTTAAAGTTCTTTCGTACGGTAATTTTAGTTTGTCAAAAACTTTGGCAATCGATCTTGCTGCCCATATTTGAGTGTCTATTCCTGTTTCTTTTTTTACTTTTAACAACAAGTCTTCTTCTTCTGATGCTAGCTGTTTCTTCAGTTTATGAGCTTTTTGAACGTCGACTCTCACCCCAAGAAATCTCATGTCAACCAAACAAGGAAAAAGATCTCTTTCAAGAATAAAAATAGATTCTAAGTCTTGACTCCAAATCTCTTTTGTCATTTCTTTCCAAAGATTAAATGTTAGCTCTGCATCACGTTCAGCGTAGTTACCAACATACATCGCTGGTAGTTTCCACATATCTGCTTTTGCATCCAGGCCCCACTCTTTTGCTGCGTTAACTAAATCAGCTTCGTTCTTACCTTGACCAAGATAATCCCAACCAAGAGATCCTAAGTCATATCTGTATCTATTTTCATTTACCAAAGATGCAGCGATCATGGTATCAACTATCTCTCCGTTTATTTTTATACCCATGGATCTAATCCAACACACATCATACATTGCGTTGTGAAATATTTTTCTAGATTCAGATTTACAAATATCCGTAAACCATTGAATTACTTTGTTTTTTTCTAGGTTGCCACCACCCTCATGATCAAATGGAAAGTAACCAGAATAACCTTCTGTTGCAACTGCAATACCAACTACTTTACCTTTTCCAATGACAGAACCTGATCCCATACTTTTTAAATCTGGATCATGTGTTTCTAAGTCTATTGCAATCTCATCACAAAATCTTAGATCAGGAAACTCTTTGGGTTTGACCCACTCTGTTTGTGCCTTAAATATCATTTTGTGTCCTTCATCTTTTTAATTTCTAATTCACAGTAGTGAATGATCTTTTCTAGATCTTTTACACCATCTTTCATCTTATATCTACATGCGTATTTCACAACGCATCCTTGGAAGAATGTTAAGTCATTCTTTGATATAAACTCAAAAGGTTGTATCTTAAAATTTTTATAATGTTTTGGTCCCCTTTGTTGTGGAAAAACTTTATCCCAGTCATCTGGATGTGTCATATTCTAAACTCCTTTGTTCTGTTTTGAGATTTTATTAAATATAGATTTTGCATAGACCTAGTAACACCCACATACCAAACTCGATACTCCTCATCTCGTTTGGCTGTAGATTTTTTTGCGCCTCTCATAGTGTTGATTGTTTGATTTAAAAACAAAACAACATTAGTTGCCTCGCCACCTTTAGCTCCATGTATCGTTGATACTTTTATTCTTGCTTCTTTCGTAGGGTCTTCATTGTTTAGTAACAATAATTTCATGTATGTGATTTGACTATCTGTTAATTTATCAAAAGCATCATACCAATTCAATGAAATGTTCATTGTGTCACCCATTCTTTCTTTTATTCTTTGTAATTGCACTTCTGGTATCGATATCTTTTTTTGTATCTTATACCAATTTTTTATATCTTCATACAAACTTTTACCAATACTGTTGCCTTGAGCAGTGCTAAAAAACAAACCTTTTTTCTTTAAAAAAGTTGGAATATTTTTTAACAGAGATTTTGTTCTTGCTAATATTAGCCAGTCTCCACTTGACATATCTATGTCATTTAAGTCATATTTTTCTATTACATCACCAATTTCTGACCTTGGAAAATATTTTTTGTCAATCCTATTTTCTTGTATTCTATTGATGACACTCAACGCTTTTAGTTGTATATTAATCGGCACTCTTTTTGAATGTTTTAAGGGTATCTCCTCAGCTTTCCAATTTATAAAAGAATCTACATCTGCACCAGCCCAACCAAATATTGCTTGGTCATCATCACCTGCAACCCATACATCACACTTAGTATCTTGTTCTATTTTATTAATCATAGACCATTGTATTAGTGATAGATCTTGTGCCTCATCAACAAAGATAACATCAAAATCTGGTGTAACATCTTTATTTAAAAATTTTTCTATCATGTCAGTAAAGTCTATCAACCCATGCACTTTCTTGTAGTTATCAATCTCTTGTTTGATTGCATCTAATTTATATCTGTCTATCTTTGATAAGTGTTCGTTTAAATCTAATTGTTCTAGAGCTGTTATTTGTTTTACTCTGGCTAAATTTATTAGACCTAAATACTCACTGTCTGATGAAAATATACCGTTCCAATTATTTGTTTCATAAGATGCATAATTTATTTGTATACCGCAAGTTTCACCTATGGCTTTGTAATTTAAATCTTGCATAACATTTTCTTCTTTTAATCCTAATCTATTAAAAGCTAGAGAGTGTAGTGTTTGAAAATATTTAATATCTTTCTTTGTGAGCTCTGTTTTTATTTTTAAAAACCTATCTCTTGCCTCTCCTGCAGCTTTACGTGTAAAAGCAAAGTAACCTATTTTATTTAGTTTAGTGCCTTTATTTACGTAGTTTTGCACCTCATTTAAAAGTCTTCTAGTCTTTCCTGTGCCTGGTGGTCCTATAACTTTGTATCTCATTAATAGTTGCTACCCTTTCTTTCGACTGGTTTGTATTCTATTTTGTCTATGTGTAATTGTTTGACTCTACAAACTTTAACAGTTTTACCATCTACATTTAGAGAGTGATTGAATTCTACATCACATTTATCTTTTAATTTTTGAGCTATTCTCTCCTCTGGTATTTTCCAACTTGCACCCAAGTGATCTATAAAAGAACTAAATTTAAAATAATGAAAACCTTCCTCAGTCAAACAAGACCCACTATTTATTTGTATTCTTTCTCTTGCTCTTGGTCCGTTGACACAGTATTGAAACAACTCTTCTTTTAATCTGTCCTCTATCTGTGTTCCTGCAGGTGGTGTAATCTTTACAGAATTTTTTCTAAACTCTGTAAGTTTTGCCCTAAAATCTTTTGGTTTCAATGGTTCGTGATATATACCAGTCTGCTCCCAAATTAAATCTAGTAGCTCTGTTTGTTTTGTTATAAGTCGCCTGTTGCTTGCTACAACACCCGCCTTCGTGCCATCTGGTAAAGCTACATTGAATCTGTATTCTGGTTCTGCGTACATAATAATTTCAAAGTCTGTTATGTCTGGAAACATGGTTATGCTATCTGATTTAACACCAAAAGGTCTGGAGTAACAAAGACTACGCATACACTTGCTATGTATTGGATCTTCGTAACAAGTATGGCCTGCAGTATCTTTTTTCCATGCAGATATCTTAGAGTCTAATTTTGCTTTGTCCCAAGGTGTCTCTAAATAAGTATAGTTTGCATTTGCAACACTATCTGGCCATTTGTCTTTGTATTTCTTTTTAGCAAAGACCATGTAATTATACATAAACCTATCTCTACCATCATCTAATTTTCTTTTAGAACACAAAGCTAAACAAGGTGGACCATCTTCAAACTCTTGGTTTGTTCCTACTAAAATATTTTTGTAAGTTTGATCTACTAATTTATCAAGGTCATCTTTACTGATTGTATTTCTTTCTGCTAAATCTATAAATTTATTTATATCTAATTTATTATTATCTTTGTCTACAGCATATCTATTTGTATTGCCGTTGTTGTAATATGGTAAGTTTATAAAATTACCTGGTTTTATTTCTCCTTTGTCATCTTCCTTTAGTTCTTTCTGTTTAGGAAAAACCTCCGTATCAGGATCTAATCCTAGAGGTAACAAAAAAGATTTTAATGCTGATATTAAATCAACAGTTGGTATTGGTTCTTTTAAAAATAAATAACAATGTAATCCACCACTCTTAGATAACATTGGTATCAAAGGTAGTTTGTATTGTTGAAATAGTGCTAGATAATTTTCTATTTTAAATGTCGAATAATTTTTTGGGTCTATGTCTATGCAACCAAACTGTGCAGTCTTATCTAATCTACAAGGTTGTATACCAATAGATATCTTACCCTCAATGTGATCTTTATAATCACCTTGTGTTATAGGTCTGCCAGCCCATTCGTAGTTTGGCTTAAGTTTATTTTTATCTGTATCTAATTGTGCCGAGGACATGTCGGCTATACCAAAGTCTCCTTGGTATCCAGTAAATAATTTTATAAAGTCATCAACCATAAAGATCCCGGGCGGGGCGGATCCCGTCTCCCTTCACCGCCCCTATCTTCCACGTAAGAAGAATTAGTAGTTTGACTCAGGGTTATCAGCCGCTGATTTAGCTTGACTGTTTTTTAGAGAGCCACAAAAATCTTTAGCCATTTGATAAACACCAACGTCGTCAACTTTCTTAACTAAGTTAATGTTGTATCCATGCCATGTAAAACTACCAGAGTTCTCAACAGATGTAATTTTATACACCCTTGAAAACATAGGTGCCGGAACAGCTTTATTAGTTTTAGGATCTATCTCAGTCTCGTTATCACAAACTGAGTTCCAGTTTCTGCTAACTTTGAGTTGAGTTGATTTCATAGTCATCAAACACTTTTCTGGTTTATCACTTAAGATTATAATGAAATGATTAGCTGTCTTTATAATCTCATTACCATTTGCAAGAACATCTTTGTTACCTGCTTTAGTTGTTTGTGACATGATCTCAGGACCTCTATCAGGATGAATAGGTCTACCTTCTGCTCTTTCAAAAGGTGCCCACTCTGGATATGTCATCTTGTAGAAAACAGGAACAACTAGTATTCCCTTCTCTCCATCATACAGTTTTTTTGTAACTGTATTGTAAAACATACCTGCCTCTGCTCCATCAACATACTTTGCATGTCTCTTTTTAGTTTCATCTGAACCTGATTGTAACAGTTTCAGAAAAGGTATTGCGAGATCATCTCTATCGATATTCTCAAGACCCATCCCTGAATCTTGTACAAAGTCAATAGTTGCTACCGCACCACCTTGTTTTTTTGCTACGTCTCTTGTTTCTTCACTCATGTTATTTGCTCCTTGTTATTTTTGTTTTGTTTCCCTTAAACAGATTAAAATGTTCAGAGGGTAGATCTAAATTTTTTTCGACCCGTTCTCTGTACAGTGCTTTGAGAGTCATGGGTTCAACTTTCAATTTTTGTTGAGGTTGATACCCACTACTCTCGGCAAGGTTAGC